ACCCTGTTGGACCAACTCCACCAGTAGACCCTGTGCCTCCTGTCCCTCCGGTTGTACCAGTCTGGCCAGAAGCACCAGTCCCTCCTGTGCCTCCAGGGCCGGTCTCGCCAGTCAGACCAGTTGGACCTACGCCACCTGTACCTCCTGCCCCACCAGTTGTTCCCGTTGGCCCGGAAGCTCCTGTCCCTCCGGTCCCTCCAGTACCGCCAACCCCGCCCGTACCACCTGTTCCTCCTTCAGGACCTGTCTCTCCTGTTGGGCCAACGTCCCCGGTTCCACCAGCCCCTCCAGTCCCCCCTGTGCCCCCCGTCGTTCCTGTTGGGCCTGAGGCTCCAGTCCCGCCTGTACCTCCAGTCCCTCCTGTTGTTCCAGTTGGGCCGGAGGCGCCGGTGCCACCAGCCCCCCCGACTCCTCCTGTACCGCCCGTACCACCTTCTGGCCCCGTCTCTCCCGTGAGACCCGTAGGGCCAACACCACCAGTCCCGCCAGTGCCGCCTGTTGCCCCTGTCCCTCCGGTTGTGCCTGTTGGTCCGGAAGCCCCTGTTCCACCAGTTCCACCACCAGGACCTGTCTCCCCGGTGGGGCCCGTCTCCCCGGTCAACCCGGTTGGACCTACCCCTCCGGTTGTACCAGTTGGCCCAGACGCACCAGTTCCTCCGGTGCCCCCTGTGGTTCCAGTTGGCCCAGACGCTCCTGTGCCCCCAGTGCCACCACCAGGACCTGTCTCACCGGTCAACCCGGTGGGACCAACTCCACCTGTCCCGCCAGTTGTACCAGTCGGCCCGGATGCCCCCGTTGTTCCTGTTCCTCCGGTCCCTCCCGTCCCGCCACCAGGCCCCGTCTCCCCGGTTGGACCAGTCTCCCCTGTAGAGCCAACACCGCCCGTGCCCCCCGTACCGCCGACCCCGCCTGTGCCTCCTGTTCCACCACCAGGACCTGTCTCACCGGTGAGACCCGTAGGACCAGCACCTCCCGTTCCTCCAGTTGAACCAGTCCCGCCCGTACCACCTGTCGTTCCTGTTGGGCCTGAGGCTCCTGTTGTCCCAGTCCCTCCTGTCCCTCCCCCTGGCCCAGTCTCCCCTGTAGGACCCGTCGGTCCTACGCCTCCTGTGCCACCAGTCCCGCCAACACCGCCCGTTCCTCCGGTTGTTCCAGTTGGACCTGAAGCACCAGTTCCCCCCGTTCCACCGGTCCCTCCAGTCCCACCCGTGCCACCACCTGGACCTGTCTCCCCCGTCTCTCCCGTGAGACCCGTTGGTCCCACCCCTCCGGTGCCACCCGTTGTTCCAGTCGGCCCTGATGCCCCTGTTGTTCCAGTTCCACCTGTGCCCCCTTCAGGACCAGTCTCACCAGTTGGACCTGTCAGACCAGTTGGACCTGTTAGCCCAGTTGGACCAACTCCACCGGTCCCTCCAGTCCCACCCGTGCCACCACCTGGACCTGTCTCTCCAGTTAGACCTGTCGGCCCAGCTCCTCCTGTTCCTCCAGTTCCACCTGTTCCTCCTGTGCCGCCAACCCCGCCCGTACCACCTTCTGGTCCCGTCTCTCCCGTGAGTCCAGTAGGCCCCACCCCTCCCGTGCCTCCCGTACCGCCAGTCCCCCCAGTACCACCACCAGGCCCTGTCTCTCCAGTTGGACCAGTCTCTCCGGTCAGACCGGTTGGTCCTTCTCCTCCAGTGGTTCCTGTTGGACCCGAAGCTCCCGTCCCTCCAGTACCACCCGACCCTCCGGTCCCACCAGTCGTACCCGTTGAGCCTGAGGCACCAGTCCCTCCGGTCCCACCTTCTGGCCCAGTCTCGCCGGTCAGTCCTGTCGCTCCCACTCCCCCCGTTCCACCCGTCCCTCCAGTCGTCCCGGAAGCCCCAGTACCACCAGTCCCACCAGTCCCACCTTCAGGTCCTGTCTCCCCTGTTGGACCGGTCAGCCCTGTGGGCCCGATCCCGCCAGTTCCTCCGGTTGTACCGGTCGGGCCCGAGGCCCCTGTTGTACCAGTGCCTCCCGTTCCTCCAGTTGTACCAGTTGATCCAGAAGCTCCAGTCCCACCAGTTCCACCTTCTGGCCCAGTCTCCCCGGTTAACCCTGTTGGGCCGACACCACCTGTGCTTCCTGTCCCTCCAGTCCCACCGACCCCTCCTGTTCCTCCCGCTGGTCCAGTCTCTCCTGTGAAACCAGTTGGGCCGACTCCTCCAGTGCCACCAGTTCCACCCGGCTGCCCGGGGTCTCCGGTTAACCCTGTTGGGCCAACCTCGCCAGTTCCACCTGTACCGCCCGTCGTCCCCGTTGGTCCCGAGGCGCCTGTTCCACCAGCGCCACCAGTCCCTCCTGTGCCACCAGTCCCTCCTGTGCCACCCGCAGGACCAGTCTCACCAGTCAGACCAGTTGGACCTACGCCACCTGTACCACCCGTCGTTCCGGTGGAACCCGATGCCCCAGTTCCACCTGTACCCCCTTCAGGCCCTGTCTCCCCTGTCGGGCCTGTTAGCCCAGTTGGACCAACCCCTCCAGTCCCTCCTGTTGTACCAGTCGAGCCTGAAGCCCCCGTCCCTCCGGTACCGCCAGCTGGGCCAGTCTCCCCCGTGAGACCGGTAGGACCAATACCACCCGTCCCACCAGTCGTTCCTGAAGCCCCGGTACCACCCGTCCCGCCCGTCGTTCCAGTTGGTCCCGTCTCACCTGTGAATCCTGTCGGTCCCGCACCCCCCGTTCCACCAACCCCGCCTGTACCCCCTGTCGTTCCAGTCTGGCCTGATGCTCCTGTCCCGCCCGTTGCCCCTGTCCCACCAGCCGGACCCGTGAGACCCGTTGGCCCCACCCCGCCTGTGCCTCCAACAGGGCCCGTGGAGCCCGTAGGGCCTGTTGCACCCGTAGAACCAACCCCTCCTGTGCCGCCTGTTGTACCAGTCCCACCCGATGCCCCTGTCCCGCCCGTCCCGCCTGCTGGGCCGGTCATTCCAGTTGGACCAGACACACCGGTTGGTCCGGCAAGCCCAGTGCCTCCGGTCCCACCAACACCTCCAGTGCTCCCTGTTCCTCCAGCAGGGCCGGTCATACCCGTCGGCCCCACGCCCCCGGTCCCGCCAGTACTTCCTGTGCCTCCGCTTGCACCTGTGACACCAACAGGCCCCGTTGGGCCTGTGGGACCCGTGATCCCCTCTGGTCCACTAGTTCCAGTGCCACCAACTGGGCCTGTCATCCCAGTTGGACCCGATGGCCCTGTAGGCCCAAGGTGCCCTTCTGGGCCGCTCGGGCCAGAGCCACCGGTCGGGCCAGAAGCTCCAGTCCCCCCTGTCGTCCCGTGAACCCCGGTACCCCCGGTCCCTCCTGTGCTTCCTGTCCCGCCAGTACCACCGCTCGGCCCAGAAGCGCCTGTAGGCCCCGCAAGGCCCGTGCCCCCTGTTCCTCCGGTCGCACCTGTAGCTCCGGTGCTTCCCGTTCCTCCTGCTAGGCCAGATGGTCCGGAAGGTCCTGTCCCTCCTGTGCTTCCTGAAGGGCCAGTAGGGCCGGTAGGACCGGACGGTCCTATCCCTTTGGCTGGGGTGGTTCTCATCGGCGCCTCTTATCGAGCTTTCAGCGGATTGTACCGCATAACGCCAGTTCGGACGAGGTCGGTACGGACCACATTGCCATTGAAGGTCGCGGTCAGTGACAGCCTAGTGTCCCCGGCTTGCACGAAGACGCGTTCCCCTATCACGCCTCGTCCGCCATTGACCACGGCTTCCGCGCCAAAGGTCGGGTTACGAAACCCGCATGGCATGGTGAGGGTGTGCTGGACACCAGCACGAAGAATGGAGAGGGCGGTAATTTGCCCAGACAGGGTGAGGTCTAGAAGGTCAGCCAGGCTTGAAGGATTGGTCAAGTCAAAGGTATGGGTTACACCTCGGGTAGTGTTAGCCACCACCATACGGTGTGTGCCCTACCGCTTGTAACGGCGAGGCTCAACGGGCTCCTCCCCATCGGTCTCAGCGACCGAGGGTCGGGCTCTCTCGACCGGGGCTGGTCGCTCCACAGGCATCACCCTCTTCTCTGCCCGCTCACTAAGAACCCGGACGGCGAAACCGGCGGTGTTCCGGCAAAGCTCGATGATGAACGGGTCGATCACGATCCGGGTCTGCCCCTGGAGGAACTTGGTGGACTTGACGGTGCAAGACCGGCCGGTGTTGTAGGTAATCTCCGCTTTCATTGTCACTCCTTGCTATCGGCGGGCTGTGCTAAGCCTACCACTACTGGTGTTTGGGAGTGGCCTCAGGCTTAGGCCGGGACCGCAACGTTCTTGATCACTACGACCATGTCCGTCTCTTCCATGGCGCACCAAACCTTGCCAGTGATGGCAAACTCGTTCACGCCCTTGAAGATGTTCCTGTCCTTCTCGATCCGGATGTCCCGACCGATGCAAACGATCAGGTTCTGCGGGTTGGTGAGGACGATCCGGCCAGCCGTCTTGTAGGTCGCCTTCACGGTTGCGCCCGAGCCGATGGCCGTGCCAGCGAGCCTGGTCCACGTGCCCGCGGTCTCGTTCACGGTGTAGTCCGTGTTCAGAATGTAGGGCGCCGTAGGGATCTTGGCGAGCGTGGTCGGGGTCAGCACCAGGTCATCGATGGGGCCGTAGCTCAGGGCCGTTGCCGTGGTTCCGTCGGTGTTGGCCACGCTGTTTTCGCAATACGGCGGAGTGGAGGACAGCAGGGCGACCGGAACCAGCTCCACACCGAAGCTCGGGATGTTCCCCGTGGCGGCCAGTGCTGAATCCCCGGACTGGGTCGCACGGGTGCTGATCTTCTCCCGGTAGACCTGCTCGTGGTCCGGGCTCATGAGGAACTTCATGGCTGCCCTGTTCTTGCGGAACTTGTTGGGCATGGCGTTGAGTGCCCGGCTGATGAGGCTGGGGGTGATAGGTTCGTTTGCGGCATCGATCACATGCCCGCCCTCGGACAACTTGAGGAAGCCCGGGAACAGGGCCAGGAGCGTGTCCTTGATGCACAGGCTGGACCCGCCCTCGTAGAGGTCAGCCTCGACAGCCGCTGGGCCGAGGGTATTCCCATCCCAGAACATCTCCTCCATGTTGTTGGCGAAGGTCGTCGCCATCATCTTGATAACATGCTCCTCGACCGCGTCGCCTTCGATGTTCTCCTCCTTCACGACATCAGAGATCTCGAACGGCACCATGATCTCCCGGTGCTCGAGGACGAGCCGTGACGTGGACACGCCTCGCCGAACACCCGGGTCGATTGCCTCCTCCTTCGGGACGGCCATGCGGCGACCGACGGAGATCTTGTCAATGTACTTCTGCGACGGCTTGAACCTGATGATCCGGCTCATGTCCTTGATGCCCGTCTCATCGACCACGTAGTCAATGAACTTGTCGGCCTGCTCTGGGAGTAGCAGACCAACGGCGGCCATCGCGTCGGTCGTGATCGTCGCTTTGGCGATCAACTCTCGGTTTGTCATTTCTGTCTCCTTAGCTATATTGGCGGGTTCGGCCGCCTTGTTGATGGTTAGTCAAGGATGCCGGACCATAAGCCCTTCTGTTTCTTCTCCACGACCTTCGGGTCATCATCAGCTCCCGCAGGTCGACCGCCAGCCTCCAACTCATCCACCCGTTTGACGACCTTCCCCACGGAGGCGCCAATCCCATCCAGCTTCTCCAGCATGGCACGCTGGAAGTCTTGATTGGCCTTCGACCCCTTCGCCCGGTCTTGGTCCGATGGGGACAACTCCTTCAAGATGTCAGCCAGCATCTCCACAGCCTTCTTGAACAGGCTGAGCCGCGTCCGCTTCATCTTGGTGCCAACCTTGATCATGACCTCGGGGTCGGCGGACTCGTCGCCCCGCTTCATAAAGACCTCCAGGCGGGACTGCTTCTCCGTCTCCTCCACTGGTGGTTTCTTGCCCTTGCCCTTGCCCTTGCCCTCCTCCTCCGTGTTGCCACCATCGCCCCCGGCCAAACCACTCAGGGCGTTAGCCACGGCACGCAGGACATTGATGACCGGCGGGGGAACGTCGCCATCCGCCTCCGCGTCCTTGAGTTGGTTGATGGCGTTGGTCAACGATCCGATGGCGGCGGTGCAGACAGCCAGGGCATCCTTGGCCGCCTTCTCCGTGGTGTCCTCTTCCTTGTCCTTGTCCTTCCCCTTTCCATCGGAGTCCCCAAGCTTCTCCACGAGGGCGGTCAGAGCCGCCGCGACCTGCCTCACCACGGACAGGACGGAGGAGTCCGGTTTGCCGCCAGCCTCCTTCTCCTTCTTGAGCTTGTTGACCACTGCCATGAGCTTGGCGAGGGCGGCCTTGGCGATACTGACGGTGTCAGATACCGCGCCCTTTTCGATGACCTCGTCCTCCGCATCCACGTCCTCGTCCTCTTCGGCTTCGGCATCCCCGTCATCCGCGCCAACGAGTTCCGCGAGGTCCTCGTCCTTAAGGATACCTACCGCCCCGTCGTCGGACAGCAGGATGTGACCGAATTCCTCCGCCTCTGCCCTTGGGATGGCTGTTCTGGACATCGTCTCCTCCGTGCGAATTACTGCCAGCCCCTCATCCCGTTTGACGATGAGGAAGCGGCGTTTGTTGGCGGGGCGGTCCACGACCGAGACTTCACGAACGTCCAAGTCGGTGAGCTTCGCCTCCGCGGCATTTGGTGTCTTATGTGCCATTTACGTTACCTGGATGAATGGACCTATTCTACGCCAACCCTTTTGGAGATAGCAAACCACACCCCGCCTACGCGGCTACCCTCCGAGCAAAGCCCCCCATAGAAAACCCGGTCAGGTCACCGCGCTTGACAGCTGCCCAGAGTACATCGTCCACGACATGGTACATAAGGAGCCAGCTCCCTTTCTTAACCCTCTGCCCTCCAATGGTCAAGTCGGCCGGTGCTAGGTAGCTTTCGTAGATCTCCAACTTGCTGTTGACGATCTGCCGATGCATGAACCCCCGGTCCTGAAACCGGGCCAGCCATAGATGGGCTGCCCGCTCTATCTCCTCCGGAGCGATGGTGTCACCCTGGGTGTCCACGCTGTTAGGCTCAAGGACCACTCCGAGGACTAGCCTACGATCCTCGTCTGCCTTGTCCACCGGGAGTAGCTTCGCATGCATCACCGGGTTGAAGAGGTCAATCACCGGGTTGAAGAGGTCACCATCCGACTTCTCCACCCCAGGCTTCAACTTCCCAACCACGGCCTTGACGCCATCGGCGATGTCGATGGTACGGAAAGACCCAGGCTGGAAGTCCTCCGGGTCCCGCTGCCGAACCCTCCAGCTTTGCGTGGTCTCATCCACCCCGGGCTTGGTGATCTCGACCTCGTCGCCCTTCAGGACGGTGAACCCGTGGTCCTTGATCCACTTGGTAACCTCCGCCTGGGTCTTGAACTTGTCCTTACTGAGGATGAGGGACTGGATGACCATCTGTTTCTCGACCAGCCCCAGTGTCTCCAACTCCTCTGCCACCAGCCCCAGCTCCGCGGCCAGCTCCCGGGTTGAAACCGCCAGCAGGTCCACCTCTTCTAGTGCGTGGGTCAGCCCCCTCTTGGCCATCTCTTGCACGATGAAGAGGTGGGCCTCCCGTAGGCCAGCTGCCTCCAGGGGCGCGAGGTGTATCTCCTCATGCAGGAGCAACAGGCTGGGGTCCGGCATCTTGGAGATGCGGGTAGGGGACACGTCGGACACCTTCATCCGAGCCTGGGCACACACCTCTTCCATCTCCTCCAGCTCCAGCCACTCGCCCCAGGCATCACTCAAAGCGATAGGGACCTGGACGATCAATGGGCGGGAGGGATAGAGGTCATCATCCTCATCCGACTTCTTGATGGACATCGCCACCAAGTGGTCGTGGCCCTTCTTGTGTTCGCGCTGGTAGTATTCCCAGAGGACCTCATGGAACTTCCGCATCTCCCGGATGTTGAACCGTCGACGGTCCACCTCTACGTCAAGGTTCAGCTTCCACTTGGACGCCAGCACCTTGACCTCTGGCGGGGTTGGGCGGCCTCGCCCAACCGGGAACCCACTACAGCGGGGCGGTCCGCCTTCATGCTTCGGTGCCCTGCACAAGATAACCCGCCCGTAGCCCGCCGCGATGAAGACGGACGCGGCATCAAAACTGTCCACGGCGTCGAGGTACGGGAGGAACTTGCGGATCGCGCTCCCCACCCCTAGGAGGTGGATGCGGTTGACTGGCGCCTTCATCGCGTGGGCGCGCCTCTCATGGATCCGCTTCGCCACAGCAAGCCACTGAGCCGTGGTCTGGAAGTGGGAGGCGTATCCCTCGGGCATTTTCTTCTGGACCTCTTCATTCTTAGCCCACTGGCCCATGGGGGTCCTATCCCCGATCAAGAACCCAGCCCAGCATAGCCGCCCTCCCTTGGTATACCAGGGCATGATCTGAGGCGCGACCTTGAACCACATGTGGTCCACAGCCAACGGGTTCAGCCCGGCCGACCGCATTTCCGCGTACGCCTTGATCGTGTTCTCCCTCTTCAATGGGTCGTCCAACACTATGTATTCGTGGGCGAGGTGCTTGTTCTCCTTGAGCCACGCCATGTATTCCTTGAGCACCACGGTCCCAGGGTGCTGGATGTTGGAATGGGCGCCAGAATCAATGAGGAGCTTGACCCCTTTCTTGGCCGCCACCTTCATCCCCTCCAAGTAGCCCTTTGCACGGCGGGCGTAGGCGTAGGAGACGAGGATGTCCTTCACCCCCTCCTCCAGCAGGAGGTGGATGCGATCTGGGTTGTTGGCGACTTGGTAGCACCGAAACATGGGTCACCCTTTGCAGAGGTCAACGATGTTGGACAGACTCCCACGGTACTTCTCGGCGTAGCCCGCGACCGGGAACGGGTGTTTCATCGCCCGCCCGATCAATGCCTGTTGCATTTCCATGCATCGGAAGAGGCAGCGGGAGTCGCCATCCACAAGCTCGGGGTGGCTACCCAGGTCAGGGATGACAGGGATGGTATCCAAGGCCATGGCCTCCAGAACACAATAGCCGAAGTTCTCTTCTATCGTGTTGCCTGTCATGACCCGACTCCCGGCCAGCAGTCCCAGGTACTCCGCCTTCGAGATAGCCTCACGAACAACGACCACCCCCCTATCCTGCAACGCCAAGGCCCTTTCACGCAAGGCGCCACGTCCCCAGGTCTTGCGGCTCGTGGTCACCATCAACTCCCACGTGGGGTGGGCGAGGTGCAGGCGCTCGAACAGGTCCAGCGTCAACCCCGGGCGTTTCTCAGGGTCCGGCCGGTTGGTGTGAATGACACGGGCCCTGGACGTCCCCAGAGGTCCCACAAGCGCCTTCACCTCAGATAGGTCATAGGGGTTGCCGGTCACCTGTATCTTGGATTCAAGGACCCCACGCTTGGTCACAAGTGCCTTCTTGTGGTAATCGCTGCCTACACACAGGACATCGAAGACCGCTCCCCAGGCGCATTCGTAGTGGCTGGCAAACGGGGCGCACGGTTCCATGAAGTCCTCTACCGTGTAGCTTCCCGCATGCACGAAGCCGACCATCCGTACGTTCACCTTGTTGAGCACGGCGAGGTAACGGATACTCTCGATCCCCCAGAACTCCACGTCGGCAACGAGGAAGACGTCCCCGTCCTTCACCTGCTTGCCGTGAAAGAGGCGGGCCACCCGTTTGAGTTGCTCTGCCTTGTAGTGAAGCGTGGAGTTGACGTCCAGGAACGTGCCTACCTGCACCTCGTCCACAAGAGGCTCTCCATCGATAACCTGGTAGGCGAGGCCCTGCCGCTGGAACTCGGCAGGGAACCACCTGTACCACTGCTCCGTGTAGCGTTCATCCAACGGCTCGATCGGGAGGTAGTAGATCACGCGATCCTCCTCAACCCCCAACCCACGGACACCGAACGGTCTCCCCAGTCCACCTCAAACCAGCGGTCAGGGAATAGGTTCGCTGCGGCGAACAGGCGCAACCACGCGGGCGCGGTCAGCAGGGAGACGTGGGTAGGGTCATCGTATTTGGTGGGGTCGTCGGTACGAGGCACGGTCACGATGGAGCGCGGTGCAGCGGCCATCCTCTCAACGGCGCCCGCAGGGTTGCTGAGGTGCTCCAGAACCTCAAGGGCAAGGACGAGGTCGTATCCACTCATGTCCACGGCCATTGCGTCCGCGCAGAAGGCTTCCAGCCCCTTAGCTGTGCAGACCGACACGGCGTGGGCACTGATGTCCACACCCGTGTATTTGGCAGCGACCCTCACCACAACCTCGCCTACAACGCCAATCCCGCACCCGACGTCCAAAACGGACAGCCCCGCACAGGCAGAGGACAGGACGTCCTTGAGGGTGTCTGGGACTGACCACTGGACGCGGTCGTAGTAGGCGGAATCAAAGTCTACTCCGCTAGGCATCCGTTTTCTCCGTCTTCTGATACGGCCACCCGAACCAAGCGGTCGTCAAAGGCGACCTCCATCCTCCGCTTGAGTTCCCGGGCGAACGCCTCGCACGACATACCGTCTTCCTTCCACATGGTGTGGAGGATGTCATCCAGCGCAGCCTTCACCACCCCTCGGAGGATGAAATACTCCAGCTCCCGATCGCCCTCCATCTGTTGGACGTCCGTTCGCACGTGGAACACATGTCGGTGGAGGTGGCGAAGGAACTCGACCATGACCGGGGCAGCCCGCCATCGGTGCTTGCCCTCGAAGGTCAGGAGGACGCTAGCCCAGATCACCTCGTCAAAGGACTGGATGGAACGGAACCTCCACCACTTCTCCAGGAGGGGTTCGCCAGGGTAGCACCTCTCCAACATCGCCTTCTTCCCCTGCCAGTCCGGCTCCTCCTCAAGCCAAGGCGTGTTCATCTCCACACTGTAGAACCGCTTGGACCCAGGGAGGGCAAGCCCCACCCTGTTCACCTTGCGGTGCATAGGGTGCCAGTCAAAGGAGCTGGGGATGTAGACCACGTCGGAGGCACGGATACCAGCGGCCTCTACCGTAGACCACCTGGCATACCGAGGGTCCCCGGCGATGCATGCCTCGCGGTGGTCGGTGGTGAAATAGTAGATCTGGTCGATGGAACCCAGGACGGAGTAGCAGCCGATCACCTCGTCATCCAGGTGGGGTGCCAAGACGATGTTCATGGTTATAGCCCCAAGAGGCGCATGGCCTCGTCCTTACCGCGATGGTCTTCCAGCCAGTCGCCTAGCATGGCGCTGGTTCGCATGACGGCGTGTTGCTGGTTGACGCCCCTGGCCACCATGCAGAGGTGCGTCCCCTCCACGATGACCGCGACGGCCCTGGGGTGAGCCGCCTGTTCAATGGCTTCAGCGATCTCCCGGGTCATCCGCTCTTGGATCTGCAACCGCCTCGCCACGTTGTTCACGATGCGGGCGAGCTTGGAGACGCCCAGCACCTTCCCCGCCCTGTCCCCATTGATAGCTGGCAGGTAGGCTACGTGGCACCTCCCAAAGAATGGGAGCATGTGGTGCTCACAAGCGGAGAAGTAGTCTATGTCCTTGACCGCCACGATGGCGTCGTAGGACTCCTCGAACACCCGGACGAATTCCTCGGTCTTGTGCTCGTACCCGGAGAACAACACCCCCCAGGACTTGACCACACGATGCGGCGTGTCCAACAGACCCGGGCGGGCAGGGTCGTCGCCGATGATAGCTATCAGCTCCCTAACCAGAGCCTCCGCACGTATCCGATGCTCAGGGTTCATTGCAACTCCTCACCAGCCCAAGCTGGGCAAGCTGTGCCATAGCAACCAGGTCAGACTGTCGCCGCTCACAGATATCCCCGACCGTCCTGCGACCGTCGCAGCCAGCCAGCATCTCCTCCCAGATACCAGCGGCACCGTGGTAGATGTCGAACCAGCGCAGGTCCTCTACGGACCCCCCGGTCTGAACTGGGACATCCTCCAAGAAGGAGTGAGGAACGTAGCCCGGCCACAGGCGGGTCGGCCTGTCCTCTAGGAACACCCCTTTCCTTGGAGCGGACTCGAACCAAGGCGTGCCGTGGTACGGCACATAGAACTGTCCGAGCCCGCCGTGGGAGCTGTTCCCCACCAGCCGGGGCATCAGTTGGTCAAAGTCATAGCCGTGCCGCTGAAGGAACTGACCAGTCTTGAAGCGACTGGTCAACGTCTCCTTGGGGAAGAAGGTCACGGTCAGCCAGAACACGCGGATGGACCTCGCGGCAAGAATGGCCCGTAGGTCTTGGCGCTTGTCCAAGACGCTAGGGTCAGCCGTCTCCACTCCAACCTCGTTGAGGACGTTGCCGGACTCGACCAGCGTGTCCTCTCCGTACTTTTCGATGGCTGCGGCCAAGGACACGCTGGTGGCTAGAGCGATCCACTTCACACCGCTGCCCTCCAGCATAGCCAAGATGGTGTCCAGCTCGGGGTGCAGGTAGAAGTCCTCATCATAGAAGTGGAGGTTGACGCCGGACTCCGCAGCCCATCGGATAGTGTCCTCCGCTTGCCTGACGGAGGAGAAGGCCCGAGGGAAGGACACGTAACCAACGTAGCAATAGGGGCACCGACGATCACAACCCACGCTGAAAAAGGCGGGGCACCAAGGCTGGCCGTTATCGAAGGACCGCAGGTGACCGTCATAGTCGTCCGCGTGCCGTCTGGCCATAGACAAGTTGATCCGCCGGTACTCAAAGGCCCCCTCCGCTAAGTCCAGCTGATAGTCCCCAGCGTCCGCTAGGGGACCGACGCCGTGCTCCCTAAGCAGTGGGTCAAGCCCCATAAAGCGGACGTCGTAGGACCTTGTGCGCTCCCTGTGGATCTGGCGGACCAGGTCCAGCTGCGGGTAGGACGACAAGTCAACCACGTACTGAGCTTGAGGTCCGTGCCCCGCGAATATCGCGTCCACAGCAAAGAGGTCCGCGTCCTCGTATAAGTAGGACTCCCGCCCATTGACCGTGGCGGAGGCATGCAGCCACGAGGGCTGATACCAGACCCCAGCCTGGACGCGGTCCCATGAGACAGGCTGGATGATGACCAGCGGCCTCACCTGATCCTCACCAGCTTGTGAAGTTGGACGGACAGTCTCCATCGTGGGTTCTCCAAACACAACTGGATGCAGTGTCGCAGGTTCGCCTCTGGGAGGACAGCCCCCTCAAAAGCGGGGCTTAGCAAGTGGACGCCCGCCTTCACGTCAACAGCAGGGATCACATCCCCAGCCCGCAACACCACCTTGACCTCGTCTGCCCCGGGCACGACAACAGGAGCACCCGGC